ATGGCGTTTGTGGCGATGGACGTTTCGGCGTTTAGTCGGGGCGGGCAACAGCAAGGCGACGGGGGCACTGATTAAACTGCGGCCAATGTATCCGGTTGCGTCATAATAGCCAACGCATCCGCTTGCCGGGTTGCTGTTGTAAAACGGCCTGCTCATGTTTTGACTGTGGCCAAGTTTAAGAACGGCGCAAGGCCAAAGCTGGCCATCCTTAATGTTTCACCTCGTCTAATTCTAAACACTTGCCAAATCAGAATTGCTAATCTACGGTGCGAGGAAATGGCGACTGGCATTTTTGCTGACTTTACCGAGGCCGAGGTTTTGGCCATCCGCGCGCAAGCGAAGGCGCTCGTGACGGAAGGCAAAACCCTGATGACTTGGGGCAGCGGCAACACGACGACGGGCAAGCAGTTTGTGATGCCAGTGAAAGAGGTTTTGGAGGAGTGCCGTTATGCCCTGCGGAAAATTGACCCGGCGCAATACGGCGCGCTGGTGACTAAGGCCCGCTGCAATTTCAACTCGGCATTCAACCCGTGAGCGCGAAACCCTTTCGGATTCTTGACCAATACGGCAAACCGTTTCAAGCGCGGGGCAACTCGCTTTACGACGCGGCCAAGCCGGACAATACGCGGCCTTACATGCCCCGCGTTGCGCGCGATTACAACGCGACGGCAGCGGCGGGGCAACGTGAACTCACCAGCCTTGGGCGCTACCTGTTTGCGAACGTGGCACAGTTGCAAAACGCAATCGTCACGCTGGCCAATGTGAGCATTGGCAACGGATTCATTCCGCAATACTACGGTCGTCCGCAGGGTGATTGGGGAAACCGCGCGGAAGAGTTGCTTTACGAGTGGCACAAGATTTGTGTGATTTCGGGCGGGGCATTCGACTGGCGCAACGCCTTGCGCGTCGCGCTAGTGTCCATCATCCGTGATGGCGACACGGGCGTGCTGCTGACATCGAGCGAGTCGGCTGACTATCCACAAATCCAGCTTGTGTCTTCGCATCGCATCGGCGCTTATGGCGAGGCCACCGAAATCACCGAGGGCGAGTTCGCTGGGAATCTGCTTTGCAACGGCGCGATTCTGAACCCGTGGGGACGCACCGTTGGCTGGCGTGTCTATGGTCCTGACGGTTCAGATTTTCGCGACTATTCATCGGCGGACTTGGCGGTTTATTACCGTCCAGATTTCAGCGACCAGACGCGCGGCGTGTCACAAATCGCGGCCGGAATTCGTGACTGGCAGGACCGAAAACAGGCGTTTGAATTTCTGCGGCTGGCTTTGAAAAAGGAGGCCAGCTATGCGGTGGTTGAGCACACCGAGGAGGGCCGCATTGACCCGGACGCGGAGGACATAACCTCGACCGCGACGGACACGGGGACGCTTTACGAGGAACGCGTTGACGGCGGAAGCGTTCGCGTGTTTCGGTCTAACAGCGGCAGCAAGATTGAATTCCCCGAATCCAGCCGGCCATCGGCGAACTCTCAGGAGTTTTGGGAGCGTGTGACGCGCGACGGATTGGCCGCGATTAACTGGCCCTACGAACTGACGGTGAACGCTTCCAAGATTGGCGGCGCATCGTTGCGGATGGTGATGGAAGTCGCGCACCGAACCATCGGCGAGTATCAGATGATAGCGCAGAAAATGGCCGCGCGCATCGACGCTTGGCGGATTGCAAAGGCGATTCAGTCCGGCGAACTGCCGCCTAATCCTGACTGGTGGAAGATTGCCCACAGTGCCCCCGCTGAACTCACGGCGGATCGTGGCTACTCCTCGCAGGTTGACCGCGAGGAATACAAGCTCGGATTTGTGACGCTGAAGGACGTTGCCGCCCGCCGTGGAAAATGGTGGGAAGAGGAACGGGAACAAGCCGAGGCTGAAACGGACGATTTGCTTATGCGGGGGCGCAGGCTGGCAGACAAGCACGGCATCACGATTGAAGCCGCACTTTCGTTGCTGCAACAGCGGAGCGCGAATCCGCCCGCCGACATGACGGACGACGGCAACCAAGACGACACAACTCCAAGCGATGAAAGCACTACTTGAATCACAAGACCTGCTGTTGATTGACCCGCGCCGCTGGTCCGCGCGCATCGCCACGCTTGCCGAGATTTCGCCGGGCGCGCCGGGCGCAATGGGCTTCGAGGATGACGACGGCAACGAGTGCGACTGCTACGGCGATCCGATTCCGCAGATGACCGTTGACGCGGACGGCATCGCCACTGTTCCCGTGCGCGGCACGATTCAAACCGGGCTGCCGTCCATCGCGTCGGCGTTTGGTTTCGTGGACACGGCCAAGATTCGCAGCGACATGGAAACCGCGCTGGCCGATTCCAACGTGAAGGCAATTCTGTTGGACTTCGATTCGCCGGGCGGATTTGTGAGCGGCACTCCCGAGCTTGGCGCGTTCATCGCGGAAGCCGCGAAGCGCAAGCCGGTTTATTCGTTCACGTCTGGCATGTGCTGCTCTGCGGCCTACTGGCTGGCCGCGCCGTCTCGCGCGATTTTCGCAACGACCAGCGCAGAGGTTGGCAGCATCGGCGTTTATGTCGCGCATCAAGATATGAGCGCGCTGGCCGCCGCAATGGGAATTGTCGTGAAGGTTTTCCGCTCTGGAAAATTCAAGGGTGCAGGAGTGCCCGGCACGTCACTGAGCGAGGAACAATCCGCTTCGATTCAACAGCGGATTTCCAGCCTCGCCGCCGTGTTTAAGGGTTTTGTGTTGGAGCACCGGCCGGGCATCGCTGATGCGACGATGGAAGGGCAGACGTTCATGGGTTACGAGTCCGCACGCGAGTCGTTGACGGACGCGCTCGTTTCGGACATTGGCGAAGCGAAAAAAATGTTGCTCGCGGACTTGACTTAGAAGCTGGCCTAATGTAGAGACAAGCAAAACTTATGACAGCACTCCAAGAACTTACCAGCCTGCGCGCGGAAAACGCATCGCTGAAGGCTGCCGCATCCGCCTTGCCGGACATCGCCGCACTCACCGCCGCCCGCGATTCGCTGACTGCCGCGAATGCGACTTTGACCGCTGAACGCGACGCGCTCGCCGTGAAGTTGGCCGACGCCGAGAAAACCAACAAGGATTTTGCCGCCGCCGTGGAAACCAAGGCCGCGGAGGTTGCTGTTCAGCAACTCGCCGCCGTTGGCGCTGAACCCGCGAAGGCCGCGCCCACGCCCGCCGCTGTAAACATCCTCGCCGCGTTGGACGCCGAGAAAGACCCGGCCAAGCGCGCCAAGCTGTTCAAGGAAAACCGCGCCGCGATTCGCGCCGAGTTCAACCGCACTCACCAGAACTGATTTTCAGTAGCAACCCCAAAACAAAAACATCATGGCCACCTACACCAACCTCGACGACGAGATTATTAGCCAGAGCGCGCTGGAATCTTTCGTGAAAATCCTCGCGCCTTTCCGCGCGTTCTCCACTAACTTCTCGGCTGCGCCCGGCACGCGCGGCGCGAACGTGCTTGTGCCACTCGTGTCTGGCCTGACCGCCACCACATTTGGCGGCAGCTACGCCATCTCCGGTGGAAGCAAGTCCGTCGTGACGATTTCGCTGAGCCAGCACAAAATCGTTCACATCGGGCAGGACGACATCACCGCCGCGAATAGCTCTGCGAGTTCGCTGGAGTCCTTTGGCCGGCAGCAGGGCGCGGCGCTCGCGCTGCTTGTGTTGCAGGATGTTCTTTCGCTCGTGACCACGGCGAACTTCTCGCTTGCCACCGCCGTTGCTTCGACCGCGATGGATGTTCCGCAGCTTCGCAAGGCGCGGCTTGACCTGAATCAAAACGACGTGCCAGCCGACCCGCGCTCAATGCTGATTGACTGCACGCCCTACGACGCGCTCCTTGGCGTCACGAACTTCGTGCAGGCGCACATGTTCCGCGACAACGGCGTGCTCCAAGAGGGCAAGGTGATGCGCGCGGCTGGGTTCGACTTCTACGAACTCAACAACCTGTTCGCCTCGGGCGCGAGCGTGATGGCCTTTGCCGCCCATCCTAACGCCATCGCGGTTGCGATGCGCTATCTCCAGCCGCAAGACCCGTCCGCATACGAGTCCGCCTACGCCGTGACCGACCCCGAGACGGGCATCACGCTCGGCCTGCGGAAGCATTATGATGCCAACACTGGCACGCGTTACCTGAACATGGAGTGCAACTACGGTTTCTCCAAGGGCCTGACCACGGCTGGCCGCGTCATCAAGCGCACCGACTAATCGAGGCGCGCACCGACGGCGGGAGGCGACCCCTCCCGCCTTTTTCTTATGTCCAACCAAACCAACGGCGGCGCGTATTTCGCGGGCAACCTGCGATGCGACACACTCAACGGCGTGGAGCTTTACGTTGCGAAGTTGTCGCAATCTGGAACGGGCGCGCCGACGGCCACGGTTTTCCGAAACGACCTTGACGGCACTGTGGTTTGGGCACGTGCAAGCGAAGGCACCTACACCGCAACCTTGACAGGCGCATTCCTCGCCACTACTTACGTCAGCGTGACGCCCGGCATTGAATCATGTCACACGGCAACGCGGACCAGCGCGAACGTCATTACACTGACGACCTGCGACCCGCATGGCGCGCACGCCCTTGCGGATGATTTGCTTGAAGGGACGTTTGTGGAAATCAGAGTTTATAACTGAGCCAACATCTAACTTGCCGAGCGTGTGAGTCCGCCCGGCGAAGTTTTCCGAAACGCGTTAGGACAGCCGTGGAGACTCACCTCCACGGCTGATTTTTTATGAACTACATAGCAGAATTGGCGCTTGAAGAAATCAACGAAAGGTCAAAGCGGGAAAAGCTGTGGCACGTCGTTGTTCCGATTGAAATGCATGCCGGACTTGAAGAAAAAATGGCGGAAGCAAACGCCACGATGATTGACCTTGGATATTCCTCTAAAGTCGTTGACGTGGGCGGGTATTTCAATGGCGGCGTAAAAATCAAAACCCTATCAGTAAAACCCAAGTTTCTATGATTAGCCTCTGCATGATTGTCGGAAACGTCTCCGAATACATTGAACGTTGCCTATTTAGCTTCGCGCGCATTGCGGACGAAATAGTAATAGTGCGCGCCATTGGCAGCGCCGCGCCGGATGGCACGCTGGAAATTGTAAAAAAATTCTGCGAAGCAACTGGAACCCCGCTCGTGTTGGGCGAATACAAGAACAAGCCGGAGCACGCTGATTGGCCGCATGTGGATAACTTCGCGGCGGCTCGCCAGATGAGCTTTGATCTTGCGTCGAACGACTACTGCTTTTGGTGCGACTCTGACGACATTTTGGAATCAGGCGCTGAACACATCCGCGCGCACGCGGCGGCGGCGAAGTTTGACGCACACGTTTTCCCTTACAAAATCAGCACGCTAGGCGTAAGCATTCCGCGCGAACGGCTGGTGAACAAGCGGGCGGGCCGCTGGCAGTATCCGGTGCACGAATGTTTCACGTTTAATGTGGAGCCTGTCAGCGGCCCGCACGATGACCGCGTGGTTATCGCACACGCCCCGCTGATGACGAAAACCGGGAGCAACGAAAGGAACCTGCGGATTCTGCGGAGCATTCCCGACGATGAAATGCATCCCGGCTTGCTTTACCACCTACACGGCGAGCTTCAAGGAATCGGCGACACCGAGGGCAGCATCAAGGCGGCAATGCGCGCATTTGAAGACCCGCGCCTTGGCAGGCCAGAGCGTTACGAGATGTTGCTGAACATCGCCCGCATGACGACCGACCCGGCGCAACGGGAAACCCTGTTGCATGAGGCTTACAAAACCGACCCGACTCGACGCGAGGCGCTTGGTTCACTGTCTGGCAATGCGTTGGATTTTGGCAAGCCGGACCTCGCCCTTGCCTACGCGCAACAAATGCGCGCCACTCCGCCGCCGCGTCACACGGATTGGAATAATCGCAAGCATTTCTACGGCTACGTCGGCACAGATATTTACTGCCAAGCGTTGCGGGCGAACGGGATGACGATGGAAGCGGAAGCCATCCGGCGCGAGGCATTGATGCGTGCGGGCGGCTGCAAGATTTCGCTGCTACACGCGACGCGCGGAAGGCCGCAAGGCGCGGTGATTGCGCGCAAGCTCTGGTATGACCTCGCGGACCATCCTGACGAAATCGAGCATGTCTTCGCGTTTGACAATGACGACGCGGACAGTCATTGCCTGCGCCGTTTTCATCACGTCGAATTGCAGCCGGGCGGCGGGTGCGTTGCCGCGTGGAACGCGGCGGCGGCGGCTTCGCTGGGCCAAGTTTTGATTCAGCTTTCCGACGACTGGACTCCGGTTCAAGGATGGGACACGCTGATTCTGAATCGGCTTGGCGACTTGAAACAGCCGCGCGTGTTGGCCATCTCTGACGGGCACCGGACGGATGACTTGCTTTGCATGGCGATTTGCTCGCGCGCCTACTACGGGCAGGACTGTTTCTTGTTTCACCCCGAGTTCACGGGCGTCTATTCGGACAACTGGTTCACGGAGCTTGCCTACGCGCGCGGGCAGGTGATACAGGCGCGCGACATAGTGTTTGACCACCGCCACCCGATATTCACCGGCAAGCCGATGGACGCCACGCACGCCGCACAGAATGCGCCCGAACGCTACGTGCAAGGCAAGGCGGTTTTGGAAAAACTGAGGGCGGCGGTGGACTGGTCGAGTGTGCCGGGGTTTTTCAACTTCCCCGAGTTCTATGACAAGGTTGCCGCGCGGATGAATGATGGCGACGCGCTGGCAGAAGTCGGCGTGTGGTTTGGACGCTCCGTGATTTATTTGGCGCAAGCCTGCAAGCGCGCCGGGAAGCGCGTTAAAATCTACGCGGTGGACACGTTCAAAGGCGAGGACGCCGCGATTGTGGCGCGGCACAACGGCAGCGTGCGGCGGGCATTTGAAGCCAACTTGCAGCGGTGCGGCGTGGCGGACATGGTCGAGGTTGTCGAATCCGACAGTGCGGCAGCGGCGGCACTCGTGCCTGACGGGCTGGCGTTTGTGTTCATCGACGCCGCGCATGATTACGAGAGTGTGAAGCGAGACTTGGCCGCTTGGATTCCAAAAGTAAAGCCGGGCGGAATGATTGCTGGCCACGATTCGCAGCATGAGCCGGTGATGCGCGCCGTCATTGAAGCCCTGCCGAATGCGAAGCAAGCCGGATGGATTTGGTTTAACGAACTATGAAGCCCCTGTTGTCAATCCTCACCCCCGGCGTCCCGTCGCGCTGGCCACAAATCGAAGCCTTGCACGCGGAGCTTGCGCGGCAGATTGGAGACTTGCCGGTGGAGCACCTAATTTTGGTGGACAACAAGCGGCGGACGGTAGGCGAGAAGCGGGACGCCTTATTGCGCGCGGCTGGCGGGGGCTACGTTGCATTCTGCGATGATGACGACGCGGTGACGCCCGAATACGTTTCCGCGCTTCTGGCGGCGATTCGGCAAGGGCCGGACGTGGTGACGTTTCGGCAGCTTGCCGTTGTCAACGGAGTGAGTGGTGAAATTGAATTCCGCCTTGGTAATCCGAACGAAGGCTTCAAACCGGGCGGGGTGACGCGTCGGAACGCGTGGCACGTCTGCGCTTGGCGGCGGACGCTGGCGGTTTTGTCTCGGTTTCCGCCGACGAATTACGGCGAGGACTGGGCATTTGCCGCACCGCTCTGCGGGCTGGCCGGGTTGCGGGAGGTTCACATTCCCGCCGTGCTGCACGAATACCGCCACAGCGCCGCCACTACGGAGGCACCGCCGCCGTTGCAAAGCATTAGCGCAAGTGATAGTCTGACGGGACATGAGCCTTCAAACTGAACAGGCCGCCGACCTTGCCGCGATTTTCGACGAACTCGGCGAAACGTTCACCTTTGGCAACGCGACGATTGACTGCGCCGTGACGTTTCGCGGGCAGGGGCGCAAGAATGAGCTTGGCGGGTTTCTTGATGATTTCGACCTGCAAATCACGGCGCGCGTGGCGGACCTTCCCGGCACCGTGCCAGCCGTCGGCGGACTGGTGACGCATCGCTCCCGCGTCTATCGCATTGAGCGGATTGACCTTGGCCAGACAAACGTGGAAGTCCGCTACCTATGCACCGCCGCGAACCGTTAAGCCAGAAAGCCGAGCTTGAAACGCGGATTCGATTCGCGCGCAAACTCGCCGACTTGAAGGAGTTTGACGACCTGTTGACGGTTGCCAAGATTCGCGCGGCCTCCCGGTTGGCCCCGATGTTTCCGCCGCTTGAAGTTCCCCGACGCTGCCGATGAGCGCGACGCTACAAATTGACACGCGGGAGTTTGACCGGGCGTTGAAGCAATACGTTGCGGTCACATCGAAAACGCTGCCAGAGGCGATAAATCACAAGGCAGGTCAGGTTGCATTCCGTGCCCACAACCTGACGCCAAAGTCCGACAGGAACAAGATTGCCTCTGAGCTTGGCGCGACTTACGAAACGGTAATTGGCAAGCGCGGCAGTGCCCTGAAAAAAAAGAAGATAGTCGTCGACACCAATGGCCGCGCCCGCGCATTGCTGGTGGCACAGTTAAAACGGCGAGGTGAACTTAGCAGCGTGAAGAATGTTTCGGCGATGGTTGCGAGGTTTGTTTCCAAGCGCCTTAGTTCAGTTCGGTTTTTCCGTGCTGGCTGGATTCCTGCAATAAGGGCACTGGCGAAAGGCTCATTTTTCGAGCGTCGCAAAGGCCGTCCAACTGGCCGCGCGATGAAGGCAAAGGACGGACTTTCACCCGTGGCCGAGATTGAAAACAACTCGACGCCGCCAGAGCGCAAGCAGATGCCGTCGGTTACGGCATTCATGGAAAAGGCGCTTGGGCAGGCATTCCGCGAAGAAACCGCCGACATGGAAACTTACCTCGCCAAGAAAGCGCAACAAGCCGCTAACACGGTGATTCCAACCGGCACAAAAACCACTCCCTGACATGGCATTTAACTCCATTCAATCCAAACTTGAACGCGCGGCAGCGTCCGTAATCGCAAGCGCGGCAAGCGGCGTTTCGTGCGCCGTGTTCACCGGGCTAGACTCTGACACAAACACGCTACCCTGCGCGATTTGCGAAGCTGGCCAAGCGCAGCCGCCGACGGGATTGCAGTTCACCGGGATTCAGATTGTCGAATTGCTGGTGACGGTGCGAAGCAACAAATCCGACAGCACGCCGACGCAGCATGAGGCGAGGGCCGCTGCGATATTCGACGCGCTGACAACGGACACGGCGGCGGCGGATTTATCGGGCGGGGCTTCGGATTTCACGGCCTTCATGGTTGAATTCGGCGCGAGCACTCAGACCGTCGAGGACGATTCGCACCTGTCAACGATGGCGTTTAGGGTGACGTGTTGCCCGTCGGATGTGAGCTAAAGTTTCACGTTGACCTTGTGGCACAATTAGTGTCTCTTATCAGCCAACAGATAACAAC